ATTTTAGCACGTTCCCAATCCTAGACAAAGAAATTGAATTGGCTTATTACTGGCAAGGTCAAGGATACATGGATTTAACGGGTTACGATGAATGTTGGTTTGCAAAGTGCGCTATTAACACCCCACTCCACGAACTTGAAAGAATGGAAAAAGCAACGTGGTTTAGGCTTATGGATATTTACGGAGATGAATCAAGCGAGTATTTTCAAGCCGACCATGAGGAGTTTTTAAAGAACCTTTTTATGGCTCACGTCATAGACAATTCAATCTCAATCAAAGGATATACCCTAGACTCATTCGGAATAGCTGAAATTCCCAAAGAAAACCGAGTAAAAATAATCAAAGTAAAGCGGTGTCAAGAGGACATCGACCTAATAAAACCTCGTGTAGATGAGATTAGAGCGTTTTTGAAGCAAAATAATTATTAAATATGGATTACAAAGATTTTTTAGAAACAAAGCGAAAGTCATTCCTAGAAAGTGGATTTGATATTGAAGAAAGTGAACTTAATCCAATGCTTAAAGACTTCCAAAAGTACGGAGTTAAAATTGCACTCAAAAAGGGTAAATTTGCATTCTTTTTTGATTGTGGATTGGGTAAGACCTTTTGCCAATTAGAATGGGCAAAACAAGTCAGTAAGCGCACAAAAAAGAAAGTTTTAATACTTGCGCCGCTTGCAATTGTCGAGCAAACAAAAGACGAAGCAACTAAATTCGGGATTGATTTAGATGTTTTTGATATAACCAATTATGACCAATTAAAAAATACTGATACGTCTATTTATTCGGGCGTGGTATTGGATGAAAGTAGTATTTTGAAAGGTAGGGATGGCAAATTGTCAAGTCTTATCATTGAAACTTTCAAAGGAACGCCGTATAAACTTTGCTGCACCGCCACCCCATCACCAAACGACCACATGGAACTAGGGCAACATTCTGAATTTGTCGGCGGTATGTCTTATCTTGAAATGTTGGCAATGTTCTTTGTCCATGATGGAGGGGAAACGAGTAAATGGAGATTGAGAAAACACGCCCAAGACCCATTTTGGAAGTATGTATCTAGTTGGTCAATGGCAATAGATAATCCCAAAAGTCTAGGATTTGATTCAGAAGGGTATAATTTACCCGAAATAGAATACATTGAACATATTATTAAAGTTGAAAACAAAAGCGAAAATCTATTTGGAGATGTGGCGGTTTCTGCAACTGATTTACATAAAGACTTAAATAGGTCTTTTGATTTGAGAATTGAAAAGACTTTAGAATTGGTAAATTCAAACGATAATCAATGGATTGTTTGGGGATTGAAAAACAATGAAACCGATACACTTGCAAAACTTATACCCAATAGTGTAAATGTGCAAGGTTCAGATAGTCCAGAGTATAAGGCAAAACACTTAAATGGATTCGCTAAAAATCAATTCAAAACTTTAATTACAAAGACTTCAATCGCTTCATTTGGTATGAATTACCAACAATGCAATCAAATGATTTTCATGTCTTATGATTTCAAATTTGAGGCGTTTTATCAAGCGGTTCGCAGATGCTATCGCTTCGGGCAAAAGAATAAAGTAGTGGTTCATATTCTTATCCCCGAAAGTCAAATAAATGTACGTCAAACCATTTTAGAGAAAGAAAAACAGCACTTTGAAAGGATTAGTGAAATGAGTAAATATTCAGCAGAAACCAATTATAAAAAGCAAAAATCAAAAGTTATGATTCAAAATTCAGAAATTAAGACAGACCAATATCATTTGATAAATGGGGATTGCGTACAAGAAACTGCGAAACTACCAGACAATTGCGCTGACTTGGTTGTATTTTCCCCTCCATTTGCGGAGTTGTATGTCTATTCAGATAAAGAGGAAGATATGGGCAACGTAAGCGATTATAAGCAATTTGAAGAACATTTTAGATTCTTAATCCCACAATTAAAACGAGTATTGAAAAGCGGTCGTATTTGTGCTATTCATTGCATGGATTTGCCTATCCAAAAGGGCAAAGAAGGTTACATTGGTTTAAGGGATTTTAGCGGAATGTTGATTGATTGGTTTCAAAAAGAAGGATTTGTTTACCATGCAAAAGTTACATTGTGGAAAAACCCAGTTACCGAAATGCAAAGAACAAAGGCATTAGGATTGCTTCATAAGACTATCAAAAAGGACAGTGTTATGTCTAGGGTTGGCATTCCAGACTATGTATTATTTTTCAGAAACGAAGGAGAAAATGAAGTCCCAATAACCCACCAAGATAAAGACCCTAAAAGACTTGACTATTTGCCCGTAGATTTGTGGCAAAAATACGCTAGTCCCGTTTGGTATGATATTGATTATTCAAGAACTTTGCAATATCGCAGCGGTCGTGATGGCAATGATGAAAAACACATTTGCCCTTTACAATTAGATACTATTGAGCGTATTTTGCACCTTTATTCAAATGAGGGGGAAACAATATTATCCCCTTTTGGAGGCATCGGTTCTGAAGGTTGCTGCGCTATCAAAATGAATAGAAAATCAATATCTATTGAATTGAAAGAAAGCTACTTTAAAATAAACGAGGCAAACCATAAAGCATTTGCAACAGAAAAAAACAGCGTATTAACTTTATTTTAAAATAATTCGTTCCGTTTAATTTGTTTTTACTATATTTGCCGTGCGACTTTAATATCACAAACGATGATTTCAGTAAATTTATTTTTTAAAATAGGATTTTCTTGCCCCCTACAAACATTGTTTGTCTTAAGGTCGCACTTTTCGGGGGCGGGTAAAATCCGTATTAAATACTTTTATTGTGGCTGAAAATAAAAAATCTATTATTGTTTATGCAGATTGGATTCACGTTTTTAAGGAATTAGACGATGAAGAAGCGGGTCAATTGATAAAACATTTCTTTTCTTATGTGAATGATGAAGACCCAATTGCACCTAGTAAATTGATAAAAATTGCATTCGAGCCTATCAAACAAACATTGAAAAGAGATTTAGAAAGTTGGAATAGATTTAGGGAAAAGCAGTCAGAGAACGGAAGCAAAGGAGGTCGCCCAATCAAACCCAAGCCTTTAGAAGAAAACCCAAAAAACCCAAGCCTTTTAGAAGAAACCCAAAAAACCCTAAGTGTAAGTGTAAATGATAGTGTTAATGTAAGTGATAGTGTAAATGTTAATGTAAATGAAAAACATAAATCTTTACCAACTATAAAAATAGATATAGTTAGTCGCAAATTAAAATTTGCTTCCACGCTCGAACCTTTTTTAGATATTTATGGTAGAGATTTTTTGAATGAATTTTACGCCTACTGGACAGAGCCGAATAAATCAAACACTAAATTTAAACAAGAACTTGAAAAAACTTGGGATTTAACTAGAAGATTAGACACTTGGGCAAAAAACGAAAAAAACTTCAAAAGAAATGTTGCGCCGAAAGAAAAAAGCGAAATTAGGAACGACAAGAACATGGAGATAATGAAGCAATCAATGGAAATATTAAAACAAAGAGATAATGGAACTATTGCAATTACTGAACGCTGAGGCAATTTTCAATGAAAAAACACCGCTTAATCTTTCAAATGAGATTGATTTTGTGGAGTACACGAAGATTGAAAATGATATTTTGAAGTACAATTTAAGCGTTTATGACGTTGAAAAAGCCTTTGAATTAAATCGTTTTGGCAAGTTGGAAGAGAATCTTTTTGACAAAAATTCTAAAAAAGTTGTTGCTTATCAGAAGGTTGGATTGAGATATGTGAGTGAAATATTGTTTGCTTATAACCAATGGCTAAGGTATAACATAAAGTCAGATGCTGCATTTGCTTTGCCTCCACCGCCTCCAATGAGCCTAGAAGAAAGCTATCGTATCTTAAAATTGTTTGTGATTGACAAATACAAAAAAGGGGAAACGGAAATTTTTAAATTAGCAACCTATCTTTTAGACGATTTTTATGAACTTGAAAGGGCAAACATAGACATAAGCGAGCAAGAGCAAAAAGAACTCGTTAACGAGGCTGAAAAGTGGCTGAAAACGCAAAAAGAAATACTAATGAATAGACAAGGATTTTCAGATGTTGATATTCACAGAGCGCAAATCGATAAAAGAGGTGCTTATTCATTGGCAAAAAGATACGTTTTAGCGGATAATATTATTAAAAATCATTTAATGGATGAGTTATGAATCATTTTGAAGAAGTAGTTTGCGTAAATTCAGAAGAAATCAGTCAAATAAGACTAGAGGCATCGAACCTTGTTAAAAAGTATAACGAGCATTTAAAAGAGTATTTCCCAAATGG